GAACTCTTCATTTGGGTAATCTTTCAGAAGAAACATAGGTTCTCTGTTTTCATACCACTCTTTGAATGGTTCCCAATCACCAAATACTCTTTTCAGATATGCGAGACCACCTCTAAGGGGTAGACATATTGAAAGAATTCTGTATAATTTTAATTTAGTCTTGATATCAAAGTCTAGGTCTTCTTCTCTATACCAACTAGTTCTGTAAACAATGTGATAACTCATATAATGATGAGTTTGATGAGGAAAACCGTGTACGTCCCAATATCTACCAAGGAAGAATACATTATCATCATCGAAACTTACAGGATCTTTAAATGATAGTGTCATTCCAATTGATTTACAAATTTCAATCATAAGAATAGAATGGAATTCATCCATACATGCAGTAGAATCATCCCCGTATATATGAACGTAATCTAGATTAAAATCTATATATTCTATGTCTGTAAGATCGAATTTGAAGTCGGACAAACTTTTATAATCATAAACTATAGAATTCGCTACTTCTGGGAAGTAGTAACGTATAATATGTGCGAAGGTCCACACTGTACCATTTACAAAGGTATCGAAATTATTCGTAATATATGCACCTGACGGAATGCCACGTAACATAAAACCAACGATATTCTTGTCAACGTATGGTGTGTATTTCATATAGAATCTAACGAAAGAAAGAATTAATCTTTCAGTTTTATCCAAAATCAAGTTGGATTCAGCAATTGAAAAATACATATCAAGAAAGAATGTTGATATTGATGAATCAAATTTACTGTAATCGCCAGACCATATTTTGAGATTTCTAGCTTTTGCTTTTCTTCTCAAATTTTTAATACATCTTGAACCTATTTGAGAGTTTAATAAGCCTATAGGATAAATAGGATTTGAATCTCTTAAGGCTTTGTTCTTAACGCGTTGTATTAAGTTATCGAATATCATAGTTTCAAGAACTGCTACTCGAAAAGGTACAATCCAAACTTGTCTAATTTTAAATTCAGAAAATGAAGCGTCATCATTGACAGAGATCTGAAATCTATGTGCAATGTATAACGGTAATTTCATGATAGGATGTACATGTGTATAATCAAAGGTATTTTCATCAAGAATGGGATTCTTAGTTAAGAATTTCTTAAGATTAGGCTTGTTAAATAAGTTATAAACCCATCTCTTAACATCTTTTAGTACGCCTTTGTTATTCTTTTTCTTTCCAATGTAAGGATAACCTGCAGCAGTGTTCTTTG